TTTGGTATCTGCCGTTCATATTTTGCTCACTTATTTACGGAAACCCAAAAAATCCCGGCAATGACATTCCACCGCCACCAATGGCACCAACTGCGCCGCCAAGCGACCCAAGCAAGCCCATTTTGGCGTTATACGCACCGACTTGGTTGGCGTAGTTACGTTGTGCAAAGTCGCCTGCCGCCTGCGTTCCCGCAAAAATGGGGGCCGCCGCGACGTTCGCACCTTGGTAGCCTTGGAACTGCGGCATATTGACCTGCACGCCCGACATGAGGGCGGCGATCTCGTTAAGCGGCTGATTGCGTAGCGCCAGCTGCTGCTGCAGGCTCTGCTGCAACGCGGTGTTGCCGAACTGACCGGCCTGCAAAGCTTGGTTGTACCGCTGCAGCTGCGCGGCGTTTGCCAACTGCTGCTGCTGTACGGCGGTGGCTTGGTTTGCGGCAAGGGCTGCATTGCGTGCGGCCTCCACATCCATTGCCTGACCAAACTGCTGCGCCTGACCGCCGAGCAATGCCCGGTAAGCCTCTAGCGCGTTAGCGTTAGCAATCTGCGACACATCACGCTGCTCGCTAAATTGTTGAGCGCGAGTGCGGGCGGCAAGGTCTGCAATAGCCTGCTGCTCACCAAACGCCTGACCGCGTGCGGCGTTGGCAAGCTGTGCGCCCGTCACATCTGCGCCAAACATGGCCTGTCGTGCTTCGTTGCCGAACTGGCCTGCTGCGACACGTTGTCGGAAGTCCTGCTCCTGCGCGGCGTTGCGGGCAGCCTGTGCGCCAAGTGCCGTGCTGACCGCCTGTGTACCCATGCCAAACTGCCCAAGGGCCGCTTGGTTGGCAAACTGTGCGGCAGCCTGCTGTTCGCCAAAGCCCTGCGCCCGAGCCGCCATATCTAACCGTAAGCCCTCTAGGGCCGCCTGCTGGATGGCATCGTTCTCTTGCTGCTGCTGTTCGGTAATCGCCTCGTTGTAGGCTTCCGAGCCACGCGGGATGCCTTGGTTTGCCAGTTGCGTTTCTAACGCTTGGCGACGGCGTTGCAGTTCTGGGGCCACACGCGAAAGGATCGCCTGCTGGCCCGTCGTGCCTGCCTGTACCGGCATGGCGGCAAGCTGGCTAGTATCAATCGTGCGCTGCAGCTGCTCCTCGGGAATAAACCCTCGGGAGAGGCCGTACATTCCGAGGTTTGGCGCGTAACTTACATCCCGAACGCCTGCAAGGTTAAGTTCTGTCTGTTGCTGTAGCGGCGATACGCCCGTCTGCAACCCCGGCAAAGCATTAACATCTATGCCTCGGAACTGCTCTAGCCCGGTCGGGGCAAACTCACGCATGGAAAGCGTCGGCATTGCGCCCGCACGAACATCGGCGGTAGCGCGGCCCATGCCCGCAAGGTCAGGAGCGCCCTGTACCTCGCCATAGCCGCCGAGCGTCGTCTGTAGGTCGCGCAAGTTGGGGGCAAATCGTTTGCCCAACACATCCTGCACCGTGCCAAGGGCGGTTTCTCCTACCCCAGCAAGACCCAACTCCACGCGCTGCTGGGCTTCCAGAATCTTCTGCTGCTCAGGCGACAGGTACTGCTCAATATAGGGCGTATCCAGATCGGTCTGCGTGGTGAATTGTTCGCGGGTTGGCGCTACTGGCGCACCGCCAAAGTCACCGCCAAACGCACCAAACGGGTATGCGCCACCGCGACCCTCGCCACGGCCTTCCATGCCGGGGAAATCGCCGTAATAGTCGCCACCGGGGAACCCGCCTGCGGGGCCGCCCGTCATTACGCCAGAGGCTTTTCGGGCCTCATAGTCGGCAAGCTGCTTGTTATAGGCTTCCATCGCCTTGTTGTAGCCCGCCTCGTCAAACACGCTCTTGCCGAACGTGACGCGCTGACCGCCATAAGGCGTGGAGATGTTGGGATTGGAAATGCGGGCGGTTAGACGCGCCGCATCTAAATTGGCCTGTCCCTGTTCTCTTGCAGCCGCTGCGTAATCAGGGGCCGGAGGTGGTTTCGGTGACTTTTTGCCCATAACGCCTTCCTAAGAACCGGCACGACTCTCGTGCCATAGTTAAAAACACGATGTCCCCGTCGGTGTCGGCGTTATGGATACGCGCTTCCTCGGTGAACCCCATCTTACCAACTAATCGCAATGCTTTGCTATTGCCGCTTGACACGGGGGCAATGATCTTGTCAACCCCACAAATGTTAAACGGGTAATCAAAAATCGCCGCCAAGTACGCCGGGGTCATTTTCCCCTGTATAGCGATATGGCACACAATAGAGCGGCCATTCCAGTTCTCGTACACAACTCCAGCGGTTATTTCGCCGTCTTTTTCCAGCCCCAGCGCGTTTGATCGCGCATCGTGATAGCCGCCCCCGGTCTGCATACAGACCCATTCGCCCACTTCGGGGCCGCTTGTTATATGCCAGCCCATCCGAGTTGATACACGATGTCAGTAGAGGCCCATTGAATCTGTAGATTGCGGCTGCTGCTATTAAGCTGCACCGCCGCGCAGTAACCGATGCCGGTGACGCCTTGCCAGCTGTTGTTAATCACATCACCCGATCCCCATTGCGAGGTGTCCCACGTTCCCGTATCCCAGAGGCCATACGTTGAGGGGGTGTAAGCAAGTGCCGCCGTACTCGCAGACAAGTCAAAGTCTACGTTGATGTCTATGTTGATCGCGGGCTGGCCGTTGCTAAAGATGCCGGGGCGGGCGCGGGTAAAATACTTTTTAACGCCTCGCGTTTCAAAGTAGTTAAACGCCTGCAGGATGCGGCCAGAGATATTGCTGGTGTCGTCTATGTATCCTGTGACGCCCGTTGTCCACGCCTTTGCAACGTACTGATTGCCGCCAAAATAAAGTTCGTCATTGAGGATGCTAAAGCAGTTAGCGTTCCAATCGGTAAACCGACACCACGCCTTCGTAATGTTGTTCATCACAAACTGCTCTTGTGCGCCCGTGTTGACTGGCACGTTGACTACCAGCGCATTGTTGAGCGCGTTGTAGACCATGCCCCAGCCAAAGTTGTTTTTGTAATTCTGTGCGGCGGTCGCAAACGCGCCCTGTATCTTGTCCGATAGCGCGACGTTAGGATCAAGGCGCGAGGACTGCAGCGCCGAGGCCAGCGGAAACAGCCCGTCAAGCGTTAGAACCAAGAGGTCGCCGCCGTACTTCATCATGCAACGCTTAGTAAGCGGCGCACCAATTAACCACACGCCGATTAGCGCCCATGTAGAGGCGCTTGCGGGATCGGTGCCGCGATAGACGATGACCTCGCCCTTGTCGGTGATAAACACAAGGTTGTCGTCAACGCCGTAACCTGCGTCAATCGTCCATGTGCCAAGCGCCACCAAACTGCCGCCAAAACGAGCAATGGCTGATAGGTCTAGTTCCTGCGCCGCGCCACCTACGGCCAGCGTCGGCAAATACCACGCTTTTAGCGTGTCCTTTTGGATAAACCACAGCCGATTCTTGAAAAGCGTGATGTTGGAAAGCGTTGTCGTGGTAACGCCTGTGATGGCAGGCGTAGATGCACCATCAATCGCTGTCCATGTAGAGCCGTTGTATAAACGAGGCTTATCTACCCCGTTCACGCACATCATGTAATTGCCGCCGGGGGTCGTGATATTGACGTACTCCCAGCGAGCATTTGTCAGCCCGCTCACCACCGCCGCGCCTACCGCACCAGCTGACGTTACGTCATAAAACGCTGTGGCTGACGCGGCAAACAATTTGCTTGTCGCGCCGCCGCCGTAAGCAAACAGGCTTTCCACTTGGTTCGGCAAACCCGTGGCGTGCTTCGTGTAACCGCCTCGCAAATTGACGCTGGCAACGCCGGGAAAATAGTTATCTAGCGTAACCGCATCGGTCGGGGCCATATTGGCAAGCGAGTCGCGGGCGTTCCACCCGCCAACAGGCGCGGGCAAAGACGCCACGTTGGCGTTGTTGCGCTGAACGAGCCTGCGAGCCGCTGCCATTACTGGCTCTCCGTCCCGTAGCCGCTGTCAGGAATGTTGTCGTAGCCGATCAACACCGTACCCGGTCGCGGCGCAAACGAGAGGTTAGCGCCTGCCGTATCCTGCGCGATAGCGGTTTCCAGTTCCTGCAGGTAATCGCGGTAAATCGCCGTCGTGTCAAAGCCCTTGCCTTCAAAATACTTGAGCTTGGTGGACAGCACCATGACCCGATCTGGATAGATGCAGGTGTCGGTGTCAGCGGTAAACGAGGACTTGGAACTGCCGTCAGCGGCGTTCGCCCAATTCTTGCTGCGGTATTCAAAGCCGAGCAGTTCCCCAGCGTTCATACCCGGCCAAATCTGGAAGTACGCACCGAGCAGACGCCAGCGGATACGCGGGCCGGTAGAGATATAGCCTGAGAGCAACCATTCCCATTGCTGCGGCGACTCGGGGCCAAGCATTTCCCAACGCTTGCTCTTATCCCAATGCGTGCGGTTGACCGTGCTGTAGTAGTCGGACGGAAGGTTGTATTTAACCTTCTGGAAAATCAGCTGGCCGTCTACCTGCGCTTCGGTCGGCTCATAGTTGAGCGTGACCTGCGTGGCGTTATCTACGCTGGTGATGTAAGTGGCATTAGGGATGCCAACGCCCTGCACCTGATACGCCGTAGACAGCCCCGCCGTAGAAGGGATGCCGGTGATCGTATAAGCCGAGGTCGTCCACGTTCCCGTGGTCGTGGTGGCCTCGGTGTAAAACGTATGCTGGCGGGTGAGTCCCCGCCAGTCCGCACGACGCATCAACTCATAACCCGAGGCGTTCATCAGAGCCAGAAGTTGCACAACGTCCTGACTCGTATTGCCCGCAACGGTTGTCGGGGTTGCTATGCCCAACTCATTTGTCACTTGCTGAATGAGTTGAAGCATCGTGGTTGTGGACATGATTTATCCCTCGGTTATAACTTCTTTAGGCGGTCGGCCCCGACGCTTCGGTTCGCCCGCCTTTTCGCCAAGCAGCTGCGCCATCTGCGCCTGCAACTCGGCCAACTGTTTCTTGGTGTCCTGTAACTCGGCGCTGGAGTCTGAACGGTTCTTGCGGTTAAGGTACTGCCGCGCTTTTTCGCGCAAGCCCACCCCGCCCATACCGACGCGCTGCAACTGACTATCAGAGGCCAGCGCCAGCTGCTCCACCGTCATAAACTTCAAGATACCCAACTCGGCTACCTGATCGCGGTTGATGTCGTCAGGATAGTCGCGGTGCCATTGGGCAAGCGGTATGCCGATCTGTGACGCAGAACCCTCGTTCTCCTGCATCTGGAAGTACAACCATTGGCGCGGAAAACGCTGCCGGTGATCCTCTCGGGCAGGCTGGTCAATGATGTTCGTCTTATCGCCGGGAGCCATAATGCGAACATACGGCTTACCCTCGTTTGCGCCTGAGTCTTTGGTATAAAACTCAACGTGCAACTGAGAGTCGGCGTTGTTGATGTCACTATCTAGGGCCATTTCCTTTCTCCTGTGGGGATTGGGGGTTACAGGTTGTTGACCTGCGTCACGGTACAAATTACTGACGGTATCGCGGGCCATACGCTTGTGGCGCTGGCGGCAAGGATTCTAGCGTTTGTGGTATCTGTTGCCCACATCAACTCAACGTAGTTCGTAGCCTCAAGTTGGATCACAAAATTCCACGCAGCGACCAATCGCGCCGAGGTTCCTTGCAACGCAACCGTGCTGGCTGAATTTGGCACATTGGTGCCGTTTTTGCGTAGCCAAATGTAGACGTTTGCGGTGGCTCCTGACGTTTGGTCTAACTGAGCCGAAAACTGGACGTTATAGACGCCTTGATTAGCCACTACAAGGCGCGAGGTCGGTGACCCAATGGACACACCGTTGCTGCTATCGGTCGTGTTAAACGTCATTGCATAAGCGGTATTGATAGAGGCCGCCGTCTGTAAAGTAGTGTCTGAAAACGACCCATAATGCAGAATCGGCACCGAACGGCCAAACCCCTGCAATTCTTCCCATAACGTGTTGCTGACGGCATAAAACATGGCCGAGCATTCTGTGTTAATCGTGCCAAATCCGGCGTTATTGATTGTATTGGACGCACTATAGGGGTAGACCGTCAGGGGATTTGCCCCGCCGTTACGCACAATAATGGTTTCGCCCATTTCGGCCTGCGGTAATTTAACCCCTGCGCCTGACCCTACCGTTGTGACGTTGTTGTAAACGTAAGTCAGTTGCGTTGCATCGCCCGCCGATGTACCTGCCGCCGTTAATGACGCCGTACCGTCGCCGCAAATGGACACCGTGGATAATTGGCTGATGCCGCTACCCAAAACTCGGGACGGGATCGCCATTACGCCGCCTCGGCGCGTTCAGCCCTTACGCGCATGATTTCTGCGATCAGCCCCGGCCCTTTAACGTCAAGCGTTACATCGGGCATGACCTCAAAAATCTTCTGAAATTCGTTGGCCTGCTGGGCCATTGCCATGTTGCAGTTAAACTTTTTACCCGTTGGGCCGCCTACCCAAATATCTACCGATGGGCCAGTTGTCTCGCCCGTGAATCGCTTAAGGCCGTCTGCGCGGTTGCAGGAGTCGTAGCCGTAAAGCGTAAAGTTGCGAAACCCGAGGATGTAACCAATGTTGATGGCACGCAGACCCGAGGTCGTGCCGCCACCGATGGCTAACTTGTTTGGCCCCAGCGCCTCCATTTCTGCACCCGGCGCCCATGAGTGCCACAGCAACACCTTTCTGTCCTTGAGATGGTCAAAGGTGGAGGGCGGGCAACGCGAGGCAGGCATATAAGTCGTGTAGTCGTTCAGCCGCTGGATGCCGCTAGTGCGGTCGCGGGGGTCAAGGTTGACCCACAAATCAGGCTCCACGCCGTTCGCTACAAGATAGTCGTGCGTGGCCTTGATGCTGACAATCGGTCGCCCTGCCTTACGGTGGGCTTTGATCTCGTCAATGTAGTCAGGCATAGACCACCCGCTCGCCACCAGCACCATGTTGCCATCGTGTTTGGTGGGAGCAAGGGTCAGTTCTGGCAGACCACGGGCCAGCGCAGAGCGGATGTTGGCACGGAGTTCCTCGTCCGTCCCTGCCGCCTGTACCGTGATCTCCAGAGGCTGCATTAGGCGTTCAAGCCCGTCAGGACGTGAACATAACCCGCAATGCAGGTCGGGGCCGAGGCCGAGGCCGCCGAGGTGGTTGCCACAAGGCCCGCAACCAAACCCGCCGTCACGGTGGCGTCGTCAAGCGAGCCAGCCGTTGCGGTGGTAAACAGCGGAACATTGGGCTGACACCCGATCAGCACGTTGACACGCGGCTTACCGCCCAACTGCACCCAGCCGTAATAGGCCGAGGCAATGGAGGTCTGAGCAAAGCCGACCGCCTTGCTGTTTGCCGAGTTGGTCGTGGTCAGCGGCACAACGGTGTTATCCACCAACACGGACACCGCCATGTAGGTAGCAACCGTGGAGGCCGCCTTGACATAGACCGCCTGACCGCCATCGTCAAGGTTGACGGTGGTGCCAAGGTTGAACGACGGCGAACTGTCGGTATAGCCGAGCGCCACGCCAATGACATTAGAAGTTGAAACAGTCATTTTCGCGTACTCCCTTAAGCAATCAACACGCCTTGGAACTGGCTGCCCGAGCAGGTCAAGTTACCTGCCCAGCCAATCAGCTTCACAATGGCGTCTTGGTTGACGGCCTGACGCTCACCGCCAATCGGCACAAAGTTGCGATCCTTGTGCGGACGGAACATCAGGTACTTGGTGTTGAGGAACCACATATGGTTCGCGTTGCCAGCACCGCTGTTGTAGGTGGACGAACCGATACCACCGTCCAGCACCACGTCGGAGGCCATGCCTGCGCCGTAATACTTGAGGGAGGCAAAGCCCGCGCCCGCCATGCCCGATCCCGCGTCGGTAATACGCTGGATGGCCTGCAGCGACTGCAGATACAACTTGTAATAGTTGTTGTCCGCAACGATGAGGTCAGGCTTGTCGGTTCCACGGATCAGCTGAACAGCAAGGGCGTCCATATAGCCCTGAATGTTCGTGGCAGAGACTGCCGCGCTACCGTCGGTAACGCCGCTGTACTTTTTGGACTGCCAGAACGTCCACACGGCGCGGTTGATGCCGCCGTAGGTGCCGGTCGTCGGGTCATCCGGCACAGCCGCAGCAAGGCCCGTGAGGTTCTTGCCCGCGTTGCCGGTGCCGTCACCGTACAGGTCGCCGCTGATGCGGTTGGCAAGCTGCGCTTCCGCAACTTCCATACGACCGTCAAGAAGGTCAATGATGGCCTCCTTGCCCGTGTTCTGGATCATCTCCAGACCCGAGATGGTCACCGCACTTGCGTACTGCGTGATGGAGAACTGCGCCGAGCTGATCGGGCTGTTCTGACCGACGTTCAGCACCTCGTAACCCGAGTAGCTGTTCGTGTTGTTCGTGGTCGGATCGGTGTACATGATTTCCTGCAAAATCACGTTACCGCCCGAGAACGTCTTGACGTTCCCACGCTCCTTAAGACGACGCAACAACGCATTGTTGTTGGTCACGTTGTCAGCGAGTTCACCGCTACGGCTCTGGATGGTAGTAGCGATGATGTCGCTGATACTAGAGTTGGCAAAAGCCATTTTAAGTCTCCTATATCAGTTAGTTATAACCGGGCGTTTGCTTCTTCAAATGCTTGCTCAAGCAAAGTCCGGCGGTCATTCGCTTTAGGAGCCGTGTTAGCACCGGGTGTGGCGCTTCTGACACTCACAGCAGCGGCCCGAGCGGCTTTCGCTGCTCGGTTTTTCTCTGCGGAAACTTGTGCGCTCTGTTTAGCCTGTTGGGCCGACAAAATGCGTTCCCGCAAATCTTTATTTCCATAAACGGCCTTATCATACGCTTCCTCCAATGTTTCGGCGCTACCGCCTTGGAGGAGCTTGATCATTTCGGGGCGTACTTCCTCAAAATGCTCGGCCTTCTGGGCAAAATCTTCAATTTCGTTCAGCAGCACGGCCTGTTCGGCCTGCTCTTGCTGCTGTTTCCAAGTCATGACCTCGCCACGCACGTTTGCCAGCTCGTTTTTAAGGGCAAAAATGGTGGGGTCAACGGTCGGTGCGCCGGTTTGCGGCATACCACCTAAATTGATGCCGTATTCATTCGCCAACTGCATGAAATACTGCTGGCGGGTCTGCGGATCGCTCGTTCGCAGCGTGTGATCGGCCTTCATCAGCGCGGCAATGGCCTGCTCAGGCTTGAGTCCGAGGCCGTTTAGCGTGCTGATATACGGATTAATCGCCTCGTTGATGGCGTCGGCAAACTGTTTAGCCTGCAGCAGCGGTTCCACGCCCCGGCGCATCTGCTCCTCGCGCTGGTAGGCGTACTCCTGCAGCCGAGGGTCGGCTTTCTGCCAGACTTCGTGGTAATCCTTCTTCCAAGAGAGCGGTGGCCGTTTCCAAACGGGTTCTTCGGCTACTTCTGGCGCTTCTTCCTGCGGCTCGGGCTTGGCAAAACGCCCCTGCGCGTCACGGCCCGCATCTGCAGGCTCATTGCTCTCTACGGCGTCAAAGCCCTGTTCCAGAACGGCCCGTCGGTCGGTGGTATCAACCTCTGGGGTGTCAACAGTTTGGTCGGTCATTAGCCTCTCCTGTGGGGATTGGTGAAATTAAACTCTTGGCGCAACTGACGCAGCACGCGGTCGGCCTGCTCGTTCGTCATGCGCTTGTTGACCTCCCACTTCAGCCGCTCTAAACGCTCGTTGGTTTGGCGTTTCGGCTTTATATGGCGGGCAGGATCGTCGTTGCCGACCTCAATGCAGTTGTTGGCCTTAAGGTGACGGCGATGCTCAGAGCGCGAGGTAATCATCTTGCCGTCAATCATGCTCTTGTAAGGCTGAATGTCCGGCTGAACGTAGTGATAGCGGCCCTTGGCGTCTTTTTTACGCTCTACAAACTCGCCATCCATGTAAACGTAAGTGCGTTTCATATCAGCAATAACACTTCTTCATCGTCTTGTTCACGTAGTTCGCGGTATAGCGCCTCAACGCGCTCAATGTCTTTTGTTAAAGCGGCAAAATCCACAATTTCTTGGCCGTATTCGTCCTGCTCCACAAACGGGGCGACGATCTCCGCGACAATGCGCGGGCGGCCTTCCACCAATTCTTCGTATACGGCAATAACTTCGTGCCGTCGGCTATCGCGGACGCGGCTTTCTGCCGCAAGTCGCGCTTCCAGCTGCTTGCGGTGGTGCGCCTCCCCACCGTCATGTTTGTCATAAATGACAG